CTACTCTTTCTGAAGGAGCTCTCTAGGACGGGGCTCTTTTGCACCAACCCAAGGTGGTTCTCCCAGTCTGCTAGCAGACCGGGTCCAATCACGACTTTTAGAAATGACGGTACGGATCTTCCGTTCCAGTATGACTAATGTGGTAGCCACATCACGCCCTTCCAGTAAGGAATTCCGTGATAGTAAGGTCTCCAACCAACTTAATACCTCATCCGGTGCACCTCTCTCGAGGGCAATCAGATGAAGGTTAGGCCAGACGGCAGCACCCAGCTGTTCAAGGCCAGGGAGCATAGCTCTCACTGCCGACTCAGCCTCCTGGTCGGAGGTAGTCACGTCGAGGTCGAGTTCATATGGCACTTCTGCCATTGTCTGGCTATTATACACCAGACGATTCGCCCTCTCAGCGCGGCTGGAGAAGGTACGGACACGTTCATCACGAGCCCACACAACTTCGATAAGATGTGTGAGACGCTCCTCCAAGGGAATACCATGGGGATTATAACCAAGCCCATAGGGCTCTGGGAGATCCCATATATACGCTAGTACCCGCTTGTGGCGGGGGCGCATAAACATCAAGGCTTTGGGACCAAATTGTTGAACGAAGCTAACGAAGCTATCGTCACTCACTTGGCCCTTCCACTTGAACCCACGGACCACATCAGATGAACTGATGATACGCCCAGCAAATTCAGCATGAGTAGCTGACTGCAAACTTTTGTGGTCTGCAATCTTCATTCCCCAGCTGAGGAACCAGGCGCGAACTAACGCGGCAACTTCGTAATCACAAATGACGAGGTCATCGCCAAGGATCACGTATGGATAATCACCATTTTCCATTGGTGAGTAACCACACTCTGCGAATGCAGCTTGTACGACACTATGGTGCCATAACGCAAACAACGCAAAGGTCGGGTACAGGCCCAGAGGGCTACCTACGGTCCATCTAATGTGACCGTAATCGCGCTTGTCCTTTCGACGGGACGCACGCCAATCTCCCCGACATGTTGATCGCAAAAACTGGAGCCATCGTGTAGGCACCCCACAAACTGAAGCAAATTCCAGCTGGAGGTCCAAGGGGGCACGGTCTGTCGCATTAGACAGATCCATGGAAACGGCCGGTTTTCCCGACCTTAACCACCCTTGAATTAGATGAACACCCTTTTCATGATCGTACGTACAGTCTTGTGGGATTGCACGCAGTCCACGATAAAGTGCTCTCCCAAGTGGCGCAAGCGCCGCTTGGTAAACACGGTGGGGGTTTGCGATAAAACGCAATTTATACCCTCCCTCCTGGATAAAAGCTACATCCCCCATAAGGGGTCGCTCTTTGATCACAGGTCCTGATCGGTACTCGTCCTGGAGACAAATCTCCATAAAAGGAACAACTACCTCCTCGAAACCCTTGATGGTTCCAGAAAGGATATCCCAGTTTTCCGTCGCCCATACAACGCGCCTATATAGCACATCGCATGAGTCGATGATCGTTTTGACTTCCTCCTCAGATTTTAAGGAGGTGGTCTGTGGTGCTCTCTTGGTTTCCCGTACCTGATAATCAAGCAGGTTATCACCTGTTGATGAATCAACAGTGATGCGGACCTTGAGAGGGGATCTATGAGCTAACGCCAATCCTTTTGATAGACTGGCAGAGCTCACTGGTGGACACATGACAGCTCCGATAAAATCGGAATACTGCTTTTGTGTTGCCACCAACTCCGGGTCACTATATACCAAGTTGGTATATATCATAATGGTGTTCCATGCCGTCCGGAATTCTTTCATCCGGAATAAAGGTGCAAATGGACCCTTGGGCCCTCCCTTACCATACTTTATCCACGACTCACCAGCCTTCGTATAGTCTGGAGCAAGAAACTCTAGACCGGCGTGATGGCGGAGAAGATTCACCTTGAGCCCTTTCAGGCGTCTACATGTATCTTCTGCACCATTGCATCGCACCCATTTCTCAACAAGTGCTACAATTTGGCGGGCGGAATTCGAAGATAACCCCACAACTTCAAGTCGAGTGACAGATGCTTCCGTGTCAAGCACGAGATTATGCCCCCTTTCAGGGTACTAATCAGCAAGGATCTCTCGATCAGGCGTCGACCAGACACCATTTATGATGTGGGCGAAAGCC